TGTGATGAACGGCTTGCCCAGAGTTATACACACCTTTAACCACGGTAATAGACTACAGAGTCCTTGGGCGAAAACTCCATTCTTGCCCATCAGACTGGAGATAGAAAATCTCACAGGTGTAGCAGGCACACACTATCTATGGCAAGGTAGTAATAGTATCTTAGCCGAAGGTAGTGTTGAAAAACTAGGCATCGCTGAAAGTATTCTAACACCGTTGACTGGCGTCAACATGCCTTTGTCCAATACTTTTTATCCCGTAGTCAGTATTAGAATAAAAAGCACAGCATTGACAGGCATTGTTATACCTACCTACTTCCAAGCAGGTACAGTGGATAACACTGACATTTATTTCAAACTGATTCGCAACGCCACAGTAAATGGCACGTGGGTAGATCATCCAGATCCCAATGCTTTTACACAGTATAACTATACTTCAACAGGTGCTATCACAGACGGTATTGAACTGTCAGCAGGTATCATTACAGCAGGCGGAGGAGCCTCACAGATTAGAGTGGACACTGACACAGTTTATCAAATTGGGCGAAGTAGTATGGGCACAGTCAGCGACACCTTGACTTTGGCCATCGCTGCCAAAAACGCCAACAAGAATGCTGTGGCCACAATGACTTGGATTGAACAGAGATGATGTACAGAAAATATATTAACATCGTAGAAGCAGCCAACAAGGGCTGTCCTATCGCAACACACGACATAGACGTCAACTTAAAGAATCGCCAGAAGGCTATAGACGAATATCATTACGGGCCTGCTAATCCAGATGAACCAGAATCATACTGGAAGGATGCTGCCAAACGTTGGGGCATTACAGAAAAAACTGCTAAGACTATGAAGTGCGGAAACTGTGCAGCTTTCGATGTATCAGACAAGATGTGGGCTTGTATCGAGGATGGTATTAAAGGCGATGAGAAAGATGCTGATGCTATGGCAACTATACACCGAGCAGATCTAGGCTATTGTAACTTCCTACATTTTAAATGTGCCGGAGATCGATCGTGTACAGCGTGGGTCACAGGTGGCGCCGTAGACAACAAAGATAGAACACAGTAAAATGTTTAAAAGGTTTGATGTTCATTTAATATCAAATCCTAGTTGTACTCGACCTGTTAACGAGTTAGATGAACAGGATTTTGCATATTACGATAAAGACGGATTTGAACTTTGTCGCGCTGAGCAAAAGTTTTATCGTGCTATGAGCTATCCTATAAATGATCCTATACTCAATCATACCTGCTGGCAGCAAACTTGGTTTAAACTAGAAAACAAATCTGATAATTTAATATTAGATCATTGTATGTTTCTGTGTAGATCTAACTTTGATCAAGCAGCACTAGAACAGTTAAAGAAATTAAAGACAGTACATCCTAGAGCAGACTTATTAATTAAAACCCGTCCTAAGTGGGGGTTTGATTTTGCTTTAGATGCTGTTATTAATAGTGAAGTATTTGAAGTTTTGCACATAGAATACGATAGTAGGGACTACGATACGTTTACTAACAATATGCTGAACTTTGACTATCGAGTTAGACACACTAACTGGCAAGATGCAGCTAACCGAATATATGAGTTGCGTAATCAATGGCAAGGATTAACTGGCTTTGATCAAAACAACTGGAAAGCCAAATACTTGTTAGGCTGGTCTAAGGCAGAGTACACTGAAAAAACAATATAGAAAAAGGACTCCGAAGAGTCCTTTTTCATTTCGTAACAATAATGTATATTACCGCTATGCGGGATAGCTGTCTCTAATATAATATTTACTTCTTAGCGCCGGTATTAACAAAAGCGTACATCTTTTCAGCTGTCTCTAATACTTTGTCAAGGCCTGGATATGTAGGCATTTCAACTGTGCTAACAATCTGGCCGGTCTTTTCGTCACGCTTAGTTGACATTTCCCAACCTTGAAACTTCATAGAGTATTCGCCTTGGACAAGATCCTTAGCCATTGCTAAAATGTCTGTACGGATTTCGTAGCCGTTTTTGTTAAATTTAACTTCTGGTAATTTTGGTGTTTCAAATGACATATTATTCTCCTTGTATGTGTGTATGTCTTAAACCGTTAGGTGGTTTAGCCCTTCTTTGGAAACCAGCACTTAGTAAAGGCGTCCATTGAATACTTAGCTACGTCAACAGTATTATGTGCTAACATTTTGCCGAAAGCTGTCTGCGCATCGATAAAATCGTTTGCGGCTTTGTTTAGTGTGGGGTCTTTGATAACTTGGTTTGTAAGGGCACGTTTAATGCCTTGAAAGCTATCGATCATGAAGTCTGGTCCGAACATATATGTTTCTCCTGTGTGTTTGTATATGTGCTATTATATATCTCTTTTAGATATAAAGCAATAGGTTATGGCAGTATTAGACCCAACCTTGAAACTCGTCTTCAAGGCCTATAGGATGTACTTCCCATCCTCGAGTCTTCCAACGTAGTAGTGTAAGTAGGGAGTCTAGAAAGTTCATTTATTAAACTCCTCTGCCATATATACTAGAACTGTGCGGCATCGGTAATGCCTTTGGTGTTTAGATATGCATCTAAACGGCTTTGGTAACTAGAACCTGGGAACATTTCGGATAGACGTTCCATGATCCTAATCATTTGCTCTGAAATGTATTTCATGCTATAATCCTTGTGTAAGTGTGTATAGATACTCATGGTTTCTACTAATATATTTAGTCTTTTTCTATCTGGCATTGCAACATTTTTATTTTACTTTACAAAAAGGTTAAATATTAAAAAGGGATTACGATCAAAATGCGTAAAAGTACCAGGTCAATATTACAAGAATTAAGCGATTTAGGCGTAAGCAGAGACACGGATCAAGTTATCGAAAGTCGTGGTGCCAATTTAATTGAATCAGCTATAAATCTTTTAACACTAATAAAAGAACAATACGACATAGAAACTGCTGCCGAATTAGAGCGCAGATTTATTAATGCTATTAGAACAGCAGAACCCGCTAAATTTAAACGTGGTATGAAAAAGTTACAGGAATCGAAAAATGCAAATAAATGAAGGCGGAAACATGTTTCCAGATGTGGAACCTTTTGATCAAAAGGATGTGCCTGCTCTACTAAACTTAGTTAATAAAGCACTAGGATCCACAGGCATTCGTGCTATTCCTGTAGGTTCTGGTGCTAGTCCAACACCTGGCAAGATCAGCGGTGATCTAGATGTTATTGCAGACGAAGATCAAGTATTACAATTTTTTAATGCCAACGATGCTAAGTCTGCTCGCAAAGAGCTCAATGCTTACATTGCTAAACAGGGATTAGAAACTGCTCAAAGCGGCATTAATGTACATGTTCGTGTACCGTTAGGTGACAAAGCACATCAAATTGATATTATGGTAAGTCCTAAGGCTGAAAAAGTTAGTAAGTTTCATACGCACGATATTCCAGCAGGTAGTCCTTACAAAGGTGTAAACAAACAGTTAATGTTAGCTATACTAGCTAAGAGTAAAGGCTACATGTGGTCAGCTTGGCAAGGCCTATTTGCTCGTAATCAAGAAGGCAAAAAGGGCGATTTTGTCAGCGACGATCTAGATGAGATAGCACGAATCTTGCTAGGCTCAGACTCGAGCAGTCGCAACTTATCATCAGTTGAGGCTATACTTAAAAGCTTACCAGAACCTGAATCTAAAGAGCTATTAGATCGTGCCCGTCAAGATCCGAACTGGAAGGAACGACCAGTTAGTGAAGAATTAGCTCGTATTAAAAAGTTAAGTGGATTGAAAGACGAGGATATCACTATAGGTGGACTTACTAAACACGATAATGGAGATGTGTCTTATAATGCAGGACCCTTAAGCATACGTAAAAAATCAGACGGTTCAACAGATTCGTCTTATACTATGGGAGATACTACTGCTCGTGTACAGCAAAATCCTATAGGAGTTAAGACTCTTACAGCGAAAGGCTCAGCAGCTGATGACATTGTAGGCGTAGATGCTAGTGCAGCTCGCAAAGGTGTTGATCCAAAGAAGTTTGCAGCTTTTCAGCAACAGCAAGCTAAAGAAGAACTAGACGCTATGTTAAGAATTGCGAGACTTAGATGAGGGCAAAAGAATTTTTAACAGAAGCAGAAGAAGCTGCTAAAAAGAAATTAGGTCGTGCTTTTAATCACTTAGAAGATCTAGTATTCTTTCACGGGTCTTCAGGTACAATGGAAGCACTGGATCATGTCAAAGAACTAGCTACATCAGAAGGCAGTCAAACACTAAGAATTAAATGGGACGGTAATCCGCAGATCTACTGGGGTCGTGAACGTAAAGGTGGACCATTAATACTAACAGGACACAATGGATGGCTTCGTGGTGCTAAAACAGATAATCCTAAAGACCTAGCCAAGTTTATTGCTTACGGCAGCGGCAATCCTAAAACCCCTGAAGAGCAACAACAACGAGTAAAATTTGCTAAAGAATTTAGCAGTATGTATTCTGTATTTGATGCAGCTACTCCTAAAGACTTCGAAGGTTTTGTCTACGGTGATGGACTATTCATGCGTCGACCTGCACTAGACAAAGAAGGTAATTTTACGTTCTGCCCAAACCCTAACAGTCAAACTTGCTATCATGTTAAGCCAGACAGTCCTTTAGGTCAACGTATTAAACAAGCACAAATTATGGTTGTAGGACATGCGTTCTTCCCAGAGTTTGGCATGGATGACAGTGAACAACAGCCTTTAGACGACTTTGAACAGTTTAACTCAAACCCTGCTGTGATTGTGCAAGGTCCTGTGTACAACTCTAATCCAGTTAGCATTGACACTACAGAAATAGATCGTGTAGAAGCTTACTTAAATCAAAACTCTGCTGTAATCGACTCATTCCTACAGGGTACAGCAGGTCTAGGTGATCTTAAGAATATATTGTATACCTATGTCAATCAAAGTGCCAAAGCTAAAAACTTAGATCAACTAGGCACACAAGATTTCTTTGCATGGTTGAAGTCTAGCAAAGTCAGCTTGCCTAAACAGACTAAGATTGAACAACTAGCACAACAAAACGCTAATGCACTAGATGCTATATTTGGACTAGTTGGTCGTATTATGACACTTAAAGATCGTATTATTAATCAAGTAGAGCAGAACCAAGGCGAAATATGGGCTACAAATGGTGAAGGGTTTGTACGCTATGCACCTCAAGGCAAACAGTTCGGCAACGTTAAGCTAGTACCTCGCAAACGCTGGACTCCTAAGTAATTTTTAATCTAGCCAAAAAACGGCATAACTTGCCGTTTTTTTACGACTTTGGTAAATAATTATACAAAGGCTCACGGGTGTGAGTCCCCTGTAGAGAACAGGGAAAGCCAACGAGGAGATTATCATGGCAGGATTTACAAGAGTTAACCCAACAGCAGTAGCGTTAGGTACAGTACAAAAAACATTTCAACACACCGTATTCAAGTATGTATTGAGCGGTTCAGGCGGCGCAGTTGCACTAACAGCATCTACAGCAGCTCCAGTTACCGACGAAATCGGTACAACTTCAGCAGTATTCCAGGTTAAGAGCGATGGTTTAGCTATCATCACTTACGGTGACAACCACAGCCTAGACATCGACACATTAGCAACCCGTGTTGGTCGTGTTATCGGTGCTGGTTCTTTAACAGGTTCCGGTGTTTGGACATTCACAGCAGGTGGTACACTAACAGTTACAGCGCCAACAACATTGTACGCACTATAATAGTTAATTCTCAGGGATGGGAAGCATTAAAGGACCTTCGGGTCCTTTTTTGTTAAGTACAAATATATAAATAAATGTAATAGGCAAACAACCAGGCACTTAAATTAGGCACATGTCCTACGGGAACTTGACCAATACGGAGTAACTGGATGCCCTCTCAAGCAGAACGACTAGCTATAG